CTGAAGATTCCGAACAAGTAAACCGAACCTATCACACGCCCTCTGCGGATTTTTCCGTGGAGGGCGTTATTTTTTTGCTCTTTTTTCGTTCAAGATGGCCATTTCCCTCCAGTGGGTAGTGAGAGGAACCCCTCTCGGACTGGAGGACAATCTCATGACAAATGAGCAAAGAGAAAAGATAACGGCCCTGCGGCATCAGGGCTTTGGATATACGGCCATCGCCAACAGCGTCGGACTGTCAAAGGACAGCGTCAAAGCATATTGTCGATCCCACGGCCTCGCCGGTGAGAAGGCAGAAAGCCACAGCCTTGCGGAGGTTCCCACGCAGCTTTGCCTGAACTGCGGCAAAACGCTGATCCAGTTCCCCGGACGGAAACAGAAGAAGTTCTGCTGCCCGGAGTGCCGGACGGCATGGTGGAACACTCATCCGGAGGTCGTAAAGCAGAAGGCTGTTTATACCTTTAGCTGTCCGGAGTGCGGGAAAGAGTTCACTGCCTACGGAAACGCAAAGCGCAAATACTGCTCCCACGACTGCTATATTGCGGCCCGGTTCAAAGGCGGTGATGCCTGTTGAGCAAGGAGAAACTCCACAACGATATGCTTTATCACGCAGCTATTTCAATGGCGAAATCCATGCTCGAAAAGGGCTTGATCACCGAGGAGGAATACGCTGAAATTGATACAATCCTGCTCGAAAAATACCGACCATATTTGGGTACATTATTATCGGAAAACGCTTGATATTCCGGCCTTTTAGAGTGATATATAGACACTACCGGAAGGAGGAATTTCATTGAAAACAGTAGAGAAAATCGAGCGAAAACTGCCGGTTCTGAAAGCAAGAAAGCGAGTCGCTGCCTACGCCAGAGTGTCGATGGAATCCGAGCGGATGCAGCACTCGCTTTCTGCACAGGTGAGCTACTACAGCGCACTGATTCAGAAGAACCCAGAATGGGAATACGCTGGCGTTTTTGCGGATTACGGGATCTCCGGCACCGGCACCAAAAAGCGTGATGAGTTCAACCACATGCTGGCTGAGTGTGAAGCCGGAAACATCGACATCATCCTCACCAAGTCGATCCAGCGATTTGCGAGGAACACCGTGGACCTTCTGAACACGGTCCGGCACCTGAAGGAGCTCGGCATTGAGGTTCGCTTCGAGAAGGAAAAAATCAATTCCTTGAGCGGCGACGGAGAGCTGATGCTTTCCATCCTCGCTTCCTTTGCACAGGAAGAAAGCCGCAGCATTTCCGAGAACGTCAAGTGGGGTACGATCAAGCGGTTCAAGCAGGGCATTCCTAACGGCAAGTTCAGTATTTTCGGATATGAGTGGCAAGACGACAAGCTGGTCATCATACCGGAGGAAGCTGAGATCATCCGCTGGATGTATGCAGAGTACATGAAAGGTGCATCCCGGATTGAGATTGGCAGGGCCTTGATGGACCGAGGCATTTATACCCGGCAGGGAAAGCCGTGGGTGGACTCCAATGTGAAGGTCATCCTGACAAACATCACCTACACCGGGAACATGCTTTTCCAGAAGGAATACTGCGAAGACCCCATCACCAAACACCGCAGAAAGAATTACGGCGAGCTCCCACAGTACTTCGTCGAGGATACCCATGAAGCCATCATCCCAATGGATGAGTGGCAAGCGGTACAAGACGAGTTCAAACGCAGACGGGATCTTGGCCCCTTCGGAAACAAGTCGCTGAAGCTCTCAGCCTTCTCCACCAAGATCACCTGCGGCTGCTGCGGCAAGCACTATCGCCACAGCGGAAAGCGAAACACCGCCGGTGAGGTTTATTACATCTGGACCTGCCAGACAAAAAGCCAGAAAGGTGCGTCGGCTTGCCCTTCAAAAAACATACCGGAGAAGATGCTCCAGAACACCACTGCCGAGGTGTTGGGCCTTGCTGAGTTTGACGAGGACGCTTTCAGCCAGCAGGTCAAGGAAGTCATCGTCATCGGAGACGACACCTTGACCTTTCGCTTCTACGACGGCCACGAGGTCACCGCCAAATGGCAGTCAACCGCCAAAACCGACTGGTGGACAGACGAGCGCAGAATGCTCTGGGGAGAACGACACAAGCGAAAGGATACCAATCCCAACAAGCACCTGTTCTACGAGTTCACCGGCTTCATCAAGTGCGGCTGTTGCGGTGCTAATTACCGCTGCCAATCCGGAAAGCGCAAGGACGGCACCCCGACACGGTCTTGGTACTGCACCGGCCCGAAGGATCAGTGCCACAACCCCGGCATACGGGACGAGACCATGAAGCGGCTGGTAGCCGACGTCCTCGGCCTTGACGAGTTCGATGAGGCTGCGATGGACGCCCGGATTGAAAATGCCACGATCCTCGACCATACGGTTACATTCCATTTCCGGGACGGCCACACCGAGTCCAGAGACTTCTTGGATAAGCGGCACGGCACCCCTTGGACCGAGGAACGGCGGGAAAAAGCAAAAAAATCCATGAAGGCCGCTTGGACAGACGAGCGCAGGGAGGCAATGAGTGAAAGAATCAAGAAAATAAGGAGCGAAAAGAAATGGCCAAATCCGTAACCACGATACCGGCGACGCTGTCACGCTTCACGGCGGCACCGATTAACAGCACCAAGAAGCGACGTGTGGCGGCCTACGCTCGTGTCAGCACCGATAACGAGGAACAGCTGACCAGTTATGAAGCACAGATTGACTACTACACGAATTACATCAAGGGCAGGGATGATTGGGAGTTCGTCGGGGTATATCCTGACGAAGGCATCACCGGCACCAATACCAAAAAGCGTGAGCAGTTCAGGCAGATGGTTGCAGATGCCCTTGACGGCAAGATCGACCTGATTATCACGAAGTCGGTCAGCCGCTTTGCCAGAAACACAGTCGATAGCCTGACTACCATCCGGAAACTCAAGGAGCACAACGTCGAGGTCTATTTTGAAAAAGAAAACATCTGGACCTTCGACAGCAAGGGTGAACTTCTGCTGACGATCATGTCCTCGCTGGCGCAGGAAGAGTCCCGGTCCATTTCCGAGAACTGCACATGGGGCCAACGGAAGCGGTTTGCAGACGGCAAGGTCACGGTTCCGTTCAAGCGATTTCTGGGCTACGACATGGGGTCGGACCACAACCTCGTGGTAAACCCAGAACAGGCCAAGCTGGTCAAGCACATCTACGGAATGTTCCTGCAAGGCCAGTCGCCATTCCAGATTGCCCGGACGCTGACCGAAGAAGGCATTCCTTCTCCCGGCGGCAAGGACCACTGGAACCCCAGCAACATCAAGAGCATCCTCACGAATGAGAAGTACAAGGGCGATGCGCTGCTGCAGAAGTCCTTCACGGTTGATTTTTTAACCAAGAAGAAAAAGACTAATGAGGGTGAAATCCCGCAGTACTACGTCAAAGACAACCACGAGGCCATTATCGATCCGGAGACCTTCGAGATGGTGCAGACACTGATGGCCACCCGCACCAAGGGCCGGAACCGCAAGAGCTCGGTCAGCATTTTTTCCAGCAAGGTCAAGTGCGGCGATTGCGGCAGCTGGTACGGGCCGAAGGTCTGGCACAGCAACGACTCCTACCGGAAGGTCATCTGGCAGTGCAATCACAAGTTCGACGGCCAGAAATGCGCCACCCCGACGCTCACCGAGGATGAAATAAAAGAACTGTTCCTCCATGCCGCCAATCAGGTGATCGACCAGAAGGAACAGTTTATAGCCATATACGATCAGGTCCTTTCAAGAAGCCTCGACACCACGGCACTTGAGAGTGAGCTTTCGGATCTGGAAGCTGAAATCAACATCGCTGCCGAGCTCATCGAGGATTGCATCAAAGAAAACGCTCACGTTGCTCTCGATCAAGCTGAATACCAGAAACGATACAATGCTCTGGTGGCCCGGTTCGATAAGGCCAAGGCCCGACACACCGAGGTCACCGATCTAATTGCCGAGCGCATGGCCCGAAATCACCAGATCGAAGCATACTTGAAAAACCTGCGGAGCCGGGAGCCGCTGACGGAGTTCCGGGAAACAGACTGGCTGGCGATGGTGGACTACATCACCGTCCACAGCAAAAAGGACATCCGGGTGACCTTCAAGGACGGTACCGAGATCAAAGCATAATCCCATAGACGCAGAAACGCCTCTGAACCACATCGGCTCGGAGGCGTTTTTTCATTTGCAGTTATGCAGCAGCCTTGATGAGAGCCGTCCCGCCTACACCACCAAGGACAATCAGTACTCCAACACCTATGAGCTTCCACGGGAGCTTATGCGAGTAATCCAGTTGCTCCCGCTGGAACTCTCGGCTGGCGGCACTTTCGTATGATGTCGATTCCGCAGCTTTACTCATGCATCGCAGGATTTCATTCCGGCTTTCCTCGGAAAGGTCCCTTCTTCGAAGCTCTCGTTCACAAGCTGCTATTACCCGGTCGTTCTGGTTTTGTACTCTTGCCGTTGATGCGATATCCGCTGATATAGCCCGCTTCGTATTCATACGGTCGTCTTTTGCGGCGGCGATCACTTCATCTACAAACTTTCCCGTTCGTACAGCATCTGGCTGATAGTTCCGAGCCGGAACATAGTCCGTAGGGTATGTCTCTGCGTAAACAGCGGGCCTGTTTTCTTTTGATACCGTAATCTCATTTGTCATTCTTCATCCTCCTCGATGGTTATTTTTTCGTATTCGTATGCCCCTATTGGGTATTCGGAGATAATCCCGACCGCATGCAGGCGACGGCGGCATTCTGGGCACTCGATATCGGAGGTGTCGAAAATGTGCTCGCATCGACCTCCCATTGAGCCTTCGGATTCCTGCTCATCGCTGTAGTCGGCAAAATCTACAACAAACTCCTCGCCACAATCAGGATAAGGGCACTTTATTAACCGCTGCTGACTGATGTGATCTGTCGGCCATCCCGCTTCCGCCAAGGCCCGGTTCTTCATGTGCTCCTTAACTTCAACGGCTCTGTAATAGCCAAGCAGGGCTTTACGAAACACCTCGGATTTGGCCTGTCCAGTCCATTCACTGGCTTGGGTAAGCATATGATCCGCTTCGGCATTCAGCCGGACCTTATACACGATATCTCGTGTGATTTCTTTCTTGGGTCTGCCTCTCATATCTATCACCTCATTTTCTGTGGCCACAATAAATATATCACACCAGATCGCCCTTGTCAATATCTGTGGCCACAAAAAAATAAAAGCCGTCGACGCACACATCAACGGCTCCATTCTATTCATTCCACGATTCCTTCGCTTTTGAACTTGGCCAGCATCTCCAACATGTGGATTCCGATCTTCTCCGGATCGTTGTCCAGTCCTGCACAGATGACACGGAGTCCATCCGGCGTAAGTATTCTCCCATGTAGCACGTCGGTTTGATACTGCTGGTGCTTCTCGTATTCCTTGTTTGAGACTTGCTTCATCTACACTTCCTCCTATAAAAACAGCCGGGACACCCCGACTTCCACAACTTACCCCTCAAACACCAACTTACCCCTCAAGCAGCAAATTCGGCGGAGGAATAATTAAATTGTATCAATCTCGGTGTTTTTATATCGTACACCGACCCAGAGTAGGGCTGGATCAGCAGGGTCATAAGTTCGACAATATTGCCCGGAGTGTAGAACTCACCCTTTTCGGATTTTGCGGCAATACAGAATTTCTTAAGGAAATATTCATAAACACGGCCAATCACATCTTCAGATTCTTCTTGTGAATACTGGATGCGGTCAATCTCGTCAATTAGTGAGGAGAATTTGGAAGGCTCTATATGTAGTGTAATATAGAATCCAATAGGAAGCGCGCCCTTCAGCGTGGGATTATTCTTCTCCATATTGCGGAAGGCATCATCAATGTAGGTGAAAATTTTATTCGACTTGGAATTATCCTTAATGTAATTTCAACGGTCATTCTCCTCCAAGAAGAACACGTTGTCCTTGGAATAAAAGCGAGGATTATCAATAAAGTCTGCCGTTTCCTCGTCGGCCAGCAGCTTCTCTCGCTGTGCTTTGAATTTGTCATATGCAAAGCGTAGGAACAACAAGCCCAAGACGACGTTCACATAGTCCGTTGCCGACACGCTGCCTCTTAGTTTATTACATGCATTCCACAGGCCTGCTTCCATAGAAACTTCTTTCTTTCTTTTTGCCATTAGTCATAACGCTCCTTTTCTTAGGTTTTGCGCGTACTTATTACATTTTATCACGTACAGATAGAGTCTTATTCATCAATGAATTCCATAATATCGTCGAGCGAACAATCAAGGGCTTTACATATTCGGCCCAAGACATCCGTCGTAACGTTATCACCGTGCGTAAGCTTGTTTATTACGCAGTGACTTGCACCGGCCATTTCTTCGAGATCTTTCTTTTTCAAATCTCGGTCTATAAGTAGCTTCCATAGCTTTTTATAGCTTACATTCATAATCATGACCTCTCTGATTCTTCTCAGTAAACTGCTAACGTTTATTATATCACTTTAAGTCCGAATTATCAACCAAAAGTTCTTGTTCAAAAACATTTTACAACTTAGAATGAGCCGCCTCTGCGCATGAAGCACAGGAAAGCGGCTCGTTTTTATTTTGTCTCAGGAATATTCGGTTTAAAGCAATCGGTCTTATATTCCAGCGACCATCCGCCTTTTTCATTTTCGGAATAAACGACTTTCACTTCACCAAGCGCATTGTACCGATAACGCAGATCCTGCGCCATCTCACGTACGGATCGAAGGAACTTATGAAACTCCTTATGATATGCGCGCCTCGTAATGTGTTCATATTTTAGTTTCGCTTCGTCGTCCAGCTCAATCCTGGCCACATATTCGTGTGTAGCGTTCCAGAATGTGACTATATTCCATTGTATATATTCAGGATCATTACATCCATTCTCTCTAAGTTCATCGGCTGACATAAGCGATGAAGAGTACAACCAGCCAAGGACGGAATCAAAAGACCAGCTTTGTCCGCTTTCTCTAAGCTCCCGTATTACACGTTCGATTTGAGGATCCGTTTCGTAATTAGTTTCAGGCTTCTCGATATATGTACTGGTCTCCGAGATTGTGTTCCGCGTTACAGCAATAATGAAGGCTTTTGAGATAAATGGAAGAAAATCGCCTGCTTCATAAAGTCCCATAAGCTCATCCTGAAGATAGTAAGGAAGCATAGCATCTTTATGAAGTACCCGAATCAAGTCAATGGTTATATTGGTTCGGCTCGTTTCATTCAGCAATGGTAAAAGCGTTTTTTCAAAATGATTTTTGACACGCGCAAATGCTGCAGGCTCCCGACAAGAGTCAACTATATAGTCATATGGCTGTTTCATGTCTCCTGAACGCATTTTTCCCAGAGCAGCCTTGCAGTCTGCCGGAGAAATGCCGGAAAAATGGTCATGCCACTCTTGGTCGGAAAGAGCTGCTCTTATGAAGACGTACAGATCGACTGTTCCCATGTTCGCTCTGGCACTAACCGCTTGATCAATCTGATTCTTATACTCTATAAACCCTCTGCAGTGTGGGCGAACAATCTGCTCAAACGCCATGTAATTCAGCATCGTGAAGCTCTCCGGAGCATATTTATTAGCCATCTATTTTCACTTCCTTTGAAGAAAACAACTTTAGAACAACTCTGCGCAAACGCGGGGAAAACCCTAACAAGATTGGTCTTTGATAGAATCTGAGCAAGAAGAAAAGACGGGGCGAACAGAGATGCTCGAAGTGTTTATATTATACCACTTTTCTCGCTTTTCTTCAATCCGCTGAAGCAAACTCGAGGAAGGATTTTTCCGACCAAGAGCTTCTTCTCGTTCACCGAGACAAACATATTTTAGGAGGTGCTCATTATGAGAACAATACCCGAAGCCGTAATCACCATTCCGGAGATGAAGCGCATTCTCTCACGAGACGGCGACACTCTGGAGTACATGGTCAGAGCCAGCGGGATATGTTGTTCCTATGGATACAACGTATACCTGCCTCAGACCTGCAGACCGACCAGGAACAACCTCCTGTTTGCATATTGCGCCGGAAGCTACCTGATGTATCTCGAAAACGACGTTCAGTACTTTGGCGGAGATCCGTATCTGGAAACACTCTGTCGATCAGGTTCTGTACGCGCCGACGACTGGGGCGATCTGATGGATTTCTGCCTGATGCTCCCGGAGTATTTTTGAGGAGGCGATCGAATGAAACTTGAAGACTTCAGACACAAATCTGCCTCGTGGTGGTCGGATATGATGACTTCCGTCGCCTTCGCAGACAAAAACGACCCCTTTGGGGTCAGGCTGGAAATGCCGTCAGACTGTTCGCCGCCGGAAGTCAACCTGTTCATCATGGCCAAAGACAGCGACACCCGGTTCGAATCAGGATACGTCCCCTTTGACTATGTCCTCTGCTTTGAGGACGGTTTCAGCTACACCGGCAACAACAGCTCTATGAAGCAGGCCAGTTCTGGCAAACCAATTGGCTTTACTTCATGGATTAGTGTTATGACCCTCCTGAAATCGATGACGGACAATGACGATCCGGAACCATCGGATATTATTTCAATACGTCGTCGGCCCGACGCCGTTCCAGAACAGTCGAAACAGCCAGAGTTTTCTAAAGCCCCGGATGTCGACGTGAATACCCTCACAGATTTCGCGGCAGTCAAAATCACAAGAAATCCGGATGGGCAGATGAGCTTCAAGACGCTCCGCAGGGAGCTTGGGAAGTCCATCATGGATCAGGATGTGGCTCTGGATGCCATTGCCCACCAGACTGCCGCATTCCTCAAAAAACCGCATCCCAGAAAGCCTGTTTCTTTTCTGGCTTTTGGCAAGCCCGGAACCGGGAAATCTGAAGCGGCAAAGGTGCTTGGCAGGATTCTCGGAAAGCGTACAGATCATCCGTTCAGTGTGGTTTAGACAGACCTGAACACCTTCACGGAGTCACACACAGTGTATCGGCTGATCGGTTCTCCGGCGGGATACGTCGGGTACGATGATCCTCCTCTGTTCGACGAAGTCGTGAAGAATCCCTATACGCTGTTCATCTTCGACGAGCTGGACAAGGCCCACCCACAGGTGCTGAAAATCTTTATGGCCATTCTGGACGAGGGCAGATGTGCCTCAAATAAGGAACTCTCCGACCATACTCGGGTATATAACTTCCAGCACTGTATCTTTTTCTTTACCAGTAATTATGACCTTAGCGGCAACAGCCATAAGATCGGATTTTCCATTCCTGATGAGATCGAAAAAATCTCCAGCAAAGACAACGCGATTACCATCCAGTACCAGAAGGATAAGCCCGGTATTGCCTTAACTCAGTCCATCTACGCTCAGAATGAACGAGCTCGCCAGGCGTTTATCGGTTCAGGGCATCTGCCTGCCGGAGGTTGCAAGCCGCATCGGGTGCTTCGTTGAGTTTAAGCCGCTCTCAGATAATGCCAAGATTCGCATCCTTGCCAAGCAGATTGCTGAGTCAGGGTTCGAATACGGAATTAAGCTCACATATATCGCTCCGGGGATTATGCAGGAGCTGGCCTCCGCCGCCGTCGCCGAAAACAGCCTTACAGTGCGTTCCTTCCGTCCGGTTATAGAAGGATACCTGGCGGAGGCTTTCGCGGCCACAGGAGCCCTTTCTGGGGCCGATGACGAGACATATAGGCTGGAGGGGACGTTAGCAAAACCAGTCCTCAAAAAAGCCGAGAAATAGGTATATCAAACTATATTTCCAGTCTTGTTGCAAATATTACACCACCCAAAAACGCGCACCCTTAAACGCTATTTCGCCCCTGTTGGGCGGTGTCGCATCGCTCCAAAAGCTGAAACAGAATCGCCTTTTTGTCAAACATGTTTTGTGGTTAAATGCGTGGCAAGCGGGGGCGCACATTAACAACGCGGAAACGCGATCAACAATATCAACTTTAATATCAACCTTTGAAAGGAGGTCGCACATTTCATGAAAGATATGGACACTGAACAAGCCATAATTGACTTAATGAAAGAGCTTGGGGTATATAAGGCGTTCAATACTATCTATGCAGATCCACCGTGGAGCGAAAATCAAAAAGGAAAACTCGGAGCGATCAATCATTACGATTTAATGACGCTAGAGAGGATCAAAGAAATGCCGATTAACTATCTCGCTAGCGAAAACTCACTGTTGTTTCTCTGGATTCCTCCGTCACTAATGGAGCAAGGCATTGAAGTAATCAAAAACTGGGGGTATCGGTACATAGACGAGATGATATGGAAAAAGCCATACTTTAGACTTGGAAAGCGCGTCCGACATCAACATGAGTCTCTTTTATTGGGAGTAAAAGGAAATCCGCCTGTAAAATTCAGAGGACAAGGCTCCGTAGTAGAGGCCCCTCTGCAAGAGCATTCTCATAAGCCAGAAGAGTTCTTTTCAGTTATCGAACGTATCAGCCATGAGCCATACTTAGAGCTCTTCGCTCGTAGGCAGCCAACCACAAACTGCAGAGCCAACTGGAGCGTTTGAGGAAATGAGATTGACTCGGATATCTACATTCCTGGCTATCCTGTTCCGGAGTATTCAGAAAGAGCCTCTCTCCCCAGCCCTGAAAAGCGGGCTGAGATCGAGAAAACCGACGAGGAGGGAGCGTGATGATGTATGGACAATCAGCCGAAACGTTTGTTAGAAAGGCTTCTGGAAGCCGCAATCATTATTGTGGTTTCAGCGTACCTTGTCCGCCTTGCCACATGTTACATCGTACAGGCATTGCCGGTCATCATAATCGTTACTGCGATAATAATTGTAGGGTTCATTGCCTACAGGATCTGGAAACGCAAGCACGATTCCAACTGGTGAAAAAGGAGGGCTCACATGGCTAAACGATCATTTGAAAACCTTGAATGGAGGGAAGTTATTTGGCAGCGTCCCTTCGAGCAGGAGCAAGTTCACGAGCTCCTCGCTCACCTTGCAGTTCTGACTCCCCGTGGCCCTGTGATTTGGACATCCCGCAGCCACGGGGGTCACGTCCAGCACTATATCGGTGCCGACAGTAGACATATTAGCAAAATCGTAAATACAATCAAAGTTCATGGGAATATAAGAATCTGTCCTGTCGGAGATCATGTCTTCGTACCGGTAAACACCGCCAGACAGCTGAACGTATCCCACCCCGGTCTGTCCCTGAACACCGATGTTACTTCCGCCACCATCCGCGCAGGTCTTGCCGCACTCGCAGCCGTGCGCGGCGAAGAGGAATCCGTCGTTCAGATTATACTTGGCGCATCATTCATGCCAAAACCCACCCCGAAGAAGTTGCCCGACCCAAATGCGTCATGGCTCAGCACCATCCTTTATGGCGTAGAAGATGCTCCGCAGGAAACTCGTAAATCCATCAAGGAGAAGAACGAACAGCATTGCTTCGAAGCCTATATCCGCCTCGGTGTTTCCGGTGGCGGACAGGCTGGCAGAATCAACAGTATGCTCAGCGCATTTCGTACCTTAGAATCCGCAGGCGTCCGGGTAAAACTCACCCCGGACAAGCCTGAGAACCTTAATAACGTCAAAGTCCCGTGGCATTTCCCGCTCCGACTCTCCATCAAAGAGTTAACGGCATTCACACTCCTGCCGTTCGGAGAAGAGGAACTGTCTGGAACAGACGGACTCCATCCGAAACATACACTTCCGCCGAAGTGGTATCGGGAACCAACTAATCAGATATATGATCGCACATTTGCCATGAGCAGCGGAGTACTGGGCGGCAAGAAGCTCAGCATCTCACCGCAGGATTCTCTCGAACATACCATCCTGCTCGGCCCGACCGGATCAGGCAAATCCACTGCCATGGAGCACCTGATTCTCTCAGACATTTACGCTGGTCGCAGTGTAATTGTCATCGATCCAAAGGCCGATCTGGTTACCAGCATCCTCGAACGCATTCCAGAAGGACGGATTAATGATGTCGTAGTAATTGACCCGTCCGAAGCCTGCCCGACCGGATTCAATCCGCTCAGTCTCCCTGGCGACGATACATTAATCGCCGATGCTATCCTCGCCGTGTTCAAGGAGATCTTTGCTGAGAACTGGGGCATCCGCAGTCAGGATGTTTTGAGTGCTGCCTTACTTACGCTGAGGCAAACCGATGGAGCTTCACTGCTCTGGCTTCCGGCTCTCCTTACTGACGATAACTTCCGCCATAAGATAACCAGTCAGCTAAAGGACGAGATTGTTTTAAAGCCCTTCTGGAAGAACTATGACTATATGAAGTATTCCGAACGCAAACAGGAAATCGCGCCAGTTCTCAACAAGATGAGGCAGTTCCTGTACCGTCCGGGACTGCGCTCCATCCTGGGGCAGAGCAATCCAAAATTCCAGCTTACCGATTTGTTCCATAAGCGCCGCATCGTTCTGGTGCCGCTCAACAAAGGCACAGTTGGCTCGGAATCCGCCCGGCTTCTCGGTTCACTCATAGTCGGGCTGACCTGGACGCTCGCGTTATCTCGCGCCAATATCGCGCCGGAAAGACGCCACGTCATC